TCTGGTTATAGATTTTGTAAGTAAATCTTTTCTTAGTCATTAGTAAAATCTAGGTTGGTAAGAAAATACCCAGTTATAAGAGTTATGTAAACCGCTAGTTGTCGAAATTGTAAAGTTAGTTGCACCCGGCTCCCAACGGCTAAAAGCACCTCTGAAATCGGCATTAACTCCGCTATTAGTAACTGTAAAGTTAGAGTAACTAAAACTAATTGGAGCAGTATAGTTAATAATGCCTGACATTGATAAAGTTTCTCCGGCTGGTGTATAGCTAATCTCAATAGCTCTAATTCCGCTATCACCTGCGGGTAGAGATGTAGGGTAGATTGTAATTGTCGGTTCAGCAAAAACTGTGCCGGAAATAGTAGTACTTCCAGAAAAAGTAACTACTCCACTTGTTACAGTACCAGAGACAGTTAAAAAAGACCCATAAGCAAACGGAATAGAAACAACAAACTCAGCAGTATAAGGAACGATTGTTTGGTTATAAGTTCTTTCTGGGATAGCAAGGTTAGCACAAGTTGCCGTGTAGGTTCTAGTTGGATAGATATCATCATTGATAACTAAGGGTTTTTCGACTTCAGCTAAGTTTTTTTGAAAATTATCAATTAAAGTTTGTAGTCCGCTTGCAGTAGTTCCATTAATATAACCTGAAATTTGTATTCTTTTTTCACCAAACTCGGTGTTAAGAAGTTTAATCCCCGGTCTTCGACTAAGATTAGCTTTATCTAAAGGTCTTTCTGGAAAAGAACGGTAGTTTATTTCTGAAACTATATACTCGTTTTGATTTTGTAGATTAAAGCCATTAAAACTAAGATTAGCCATTAAAATACCCCTATCTTCGATAGTTCAGTTTGGCGTCCTAATATTTGTGTTATCCTTCTAGCTAACTCATCAACTCGGTCTGGACTATCTAAATTAAAGTTACCGTTCATATTGATAGTAATCCCTCCTAAGTTATTATTTACATCTTGCATAGTAGGAGAAAGAATTTTTTCACCACCGTGAACTACTGCTAGTTGAGGAGCTCCAAAAGGTCCGGGTACAAAACCACCTTGTGCAAAACCCATGGCTTTCTTAAAACTGTCACCCGCCGCCCCGGCGAAATTCTTTATTGCTTTAAAACCAGCCTTTACTGCATCCCAAGCACGTTGAGGGAGTTTAACAAAGAAATCTATCACTGCATCTACTCCAGCTTTGAATACAGCTTTTATACCATCCATAACTTTACCAGCTATATCTAGAATTGTACCTTTGTTATCCCATAAAGCTTTACTTAAATTAAAAGGTAAAGTAACAAAGAATATTATTGCTTTAGCTATAAAAGCTAAAAATAACCCAGTTAAAGTTCCTAAGAATTTAGGAATGTCCTCGGTAAGTACTTTTCCGAAATTATCACGAACATAATTTATCTTTTCTGCTACAGCTGTTCCAAAAGTAGCAAGAAACCCTACAAAATCTAAGAATTTATTAATTAAGAATGTTACGGCTTGGTTTGCTAGAGTAAATGCTACTATTACTCCATAAAGAGCAGCTACTAATAAAACCCCAATAATTGGCAATAACGGTTGAATAGCAAGCCATAGTCGTTGAAATGCTTGCCACATTGGTACTAGAGAATCTAGGAAACCTTGTAATGCTGGTTTAAGAAAATTAAAGGCTTGAATTAATAATGGTAGTACTGTCTTAATTATCTGACCTGTTACTTCCATAAACTTTTGGAATGCTGTTATTAAACCTTGGATAAATTCCTGACCAGCTGTACTTGTTGCCCATTCTGCTAGTGCCTTTACAAATGGGGTTATTGCTTGAATAATAACTGTACCAAACTGTTCCTGCAAGTCATCTATCGAGTTTCTAAGCTGTTCCAATGCACCACCGAAAGTCTTTGTTTTAGCAGTAGCACTGCCACCAAACTCTGTAGCTAACTCTTTCAAAATTAACTTTTGGGCTTCACTCTTTTTACCTGTCTCAACTAATTTTTTAATAACTTCTCTTTGGGCATCTGAAAAATTAACACCAACTCTACGTAATGCCGTAACTCCAAGTATTGGGTCTTGTAAAGCCTTTCCCAACTGTATAGCCGAGGACTTAGTATCCTGACCTAAAGCTACTGACATATCCAAGACTGCTTTAGTAGCTTCAGGGAATTTATCTTTGCTTATACCTGTAAAAGTTAGCAGTAAATTCTCAACTGATAAAACTGCTTCGTCAGAAAAAGTTGTTGTTTTTTGTAAGGCTTTACTTAAATCAATAGCCGCTTGAGAAGTAACACCTGCTACGCCGCCAGTAGATTTCAAAACTGCTCCTAACTGAGCTAATTGTGCTTCACTCTCATTAGCCGATTTAACACTTAGGGCAGTAAACCCAGTTAAAGCAGCCCCACCAGCTAACCCAAACCCAACTGCTGCCTTTGTAAGGCTACCAAAAACAGATTGAGAAGTTTTAGAAACTCCGTGTAAAACAGAAGAAGCATTATCTTTCGCATTTATTAAGATATTTAAGTTTGTATCAGCCATTTTTCTTTAATTGCCTTGCTTGAGTTTCTTTTTCTTGTTTAAGGATTAAACTAATCTCCTCAATAAACCAAGCTGGCTGGTTCTCATAAGTGTAATAATCCCAACCAAACTCTCTACAAATAGAAAAGCGGTTGTACTCTTCAAAATCAGTAGTTCCATTGCCTTCGTAAACTAGAAAAGCTTTCTCAACTATTTTTTTTTAGCTTCTTTGGTCAATAAACTGTTATTAACTATTTCTTGTACTTTCTCGTAAAGCAAAGTACCGTCTTCAACTGGTAAATTATCAATCTCTTCTCTATTAAAGTCTTTAACTAGAAAAGATAAAGCTAAATCTTGGGCATCGAATAAAACATCTCCACTAATACTTTCAACAGTACCAGTAAGAGGATCTATTTTGCTCCCAGCAATTGTTTCTTTTTGTAACCTTCGATGTTCTCCGGTTGTTAAATAGTTATAAACAACTACCTCTTTACCCGTAACAGGCAATTTAATAATAGTTGTTGGTATGTTTTCTTTACTCATAATTTTTACCTCGTCTTAATTATTAGGTAAGGCGGAGTGTCTTACCAAACCGCCTTAACCCTAATACACAGTTGACTTTCCGTTTCTAAGGCGGACTTGGATATACCTCACCCCAGAGGTGATGTTATCTTCAACAGTAAAGTTGGACTTTACCATAAAGAAATCATCAATTCCGGTGCTTATTTCACTTTCAACCCTAAACTCTGGAATTTGAATTCTCAAATCTTCATTAGCGTTACCTACTAAGGTAAGCTCCATTGCCCTTTTTGTTAAGGCAGTGTAAGCATTACGTTCAGTAACATCATCATAGAGTTTAGTGAAACTCCCTATAACTCTAATACCCTTAGTTCTTATTAAGGTTGGAGTTTGACTTCCGGATTGATAGATCAACTCGACATTATTTGAGATTGACAAGTTAAACTCATTTATTGGAGTTGCTGATCCTAAGCTTGTCAGTGTACTACCTAGTTTAAAGGTAGCGTCCTTGAAACTAAAGATCGTTCCGGAAGTTGTTGTTACTGTTGGAGCTGAAACTACTGTTGGAGCTTGCGACTTAAAAGAAGTCTTTATTGTTGCAAGACCATCACTAAAACTAAAGTCTAGCTTATCAACAGCGGCATAAGCGTACTGAATAGTATCAGTATCCCGACCTTGAACTAAAGTTACTGTTGTTGGTGCGTTTCCTGAAACTGTAGTAAAGAATAGGTGAGAATTCGGTGATCCTGTTGTTAAAATCTCATTTCCCAGAGCAGCTTTCCAAAGATAACCGCTATTAACAACATCAGCGTTAATTTCAACGTCACCTTCACCCCAAGTCTTACCAACAACACTATCAGCATCCATTATACGGCTTGTCCTAGACGAGATATCTGCTATTGGTTCGTGTTTCTCGACCAATGAAATATCTGTATAGGACAGAAAAACCGCTGGCGATACTGGTGTACCCGGAGTGTTCTCTATACCTATTCCAAGTGAACCTAGTCTTCCGATTGATTGACCCATAAATTATTTTTTCACCACCTTTCAAATACTTGTTACAATTTCAACTGCTTCTAAAACTACTTCTAAAACTCGTGTATCTGTTTCTCTATCTAAATAAGCCCCATCCCAAGAAATTGGTCTAACGTATTTAACTGTCCCTGAGAGAGTTGTATCATAATCAAAAGCTGTTAAAAGCTCATCTAAAACTTCCCGACTAATTCTCTCTGCTTTATTTGTCCCTGCACCTGCTTCAGTTCTTTCTTGATAAACTCTTATATAGAACTGATGTTTTCTTAAATTATGTGCAGTTGTTAAAAACTCACCTTCTCCACTTTTAAAAGTAACTGTGGCGATTGGAAAACCAGTTGTTGCTGTTATGCCCTTCTCGTAATCATAAGCATTCTTAATGCTTCCCATTTGAGAAATTTTTTGTTTGATTTTATTTGTAATTCCAACAACATTACTCATTTTCCAGCTGCCTTTCTAACTACTACCTCTATAGCTTCTCTAAAAATATTATTTATTATCCCAATACTATCTTCTGCCGCTGGTCTCATAAACGGTATTTCTCTAGTACCGGGATGTCTAACCGACCTAGCAAAAATTAGCTTCCCTCCCTTATCTTTAAAAGCTAGAGCTTTCCTTCTTGTTGGTAAGATCGTATGTGGTCTAGTGCCATACTCAACGTAAGGTCCATATTTCTCTCCTACTCCTATTATACCTTTTAGAGCAGAAACTTTGGTAAAAATACTTCGTCTCAAAGTCCCTCTTTTTAACCCGTGTCCAACGTATAAGTTTTTTCTAGCGGCCGATTGTACTGTAGAGGTTGCTTTAAACATTGCTTTAGTATAGGTACTATTAGCACCACTAACAGCTTTATTGATATGATCTTGCATTTCTTTAAAACCCTCTACTTTTATTTCAATATTAGACATTGTCGTTTTCCTTAATCTTATCTAGCAATAACTCGTAGTGTGGTATTAGTTTTGGACTTGACCAGTCTTTAACCCCTCTAACAAGGTAGGTCTCATTTGTACCACTAACCGTTAAATAGTTTCCTTCTGCTATACCGCTTCTTGTGGTAAATGCAATGTAAGTTTGACCTAATACTCCTTCAGTAATTGCAAGAGTTTGATCTGAAGCTGGTTGGATGTTTATTTTTACGTTTGAAAGTGCCGCATTTGTAACATAACTTTCTTTATCAGAGTCATCTGAGTCTGGTAATAAATACTTTACTGATGCTATTTTTTCTTGAACCATACATTAGAACCCTGTCCACCTTTTATAGTTGTTTAATATTTGTTTTGCGTCCTGTACTTTATCAGAGTCTCCGCCTGAGTTTTGAGCAAAAGTATAAGAAACTCCTCCTTGAGAAACACTACTAGCCCCAATTGAGTTAATATTGCTAGCAATCATATCGGTTACTAAAAGTAGAGTAGCCTGTTTAATATCCTCTGGGATTGTCTGGTAACCAGCAGTATAACTGACAGTTGTGTAAAAACGTATGCCTCTAAGGTCATAGAATGTCCTTATTCGGCTTGCACCGCTCAAAGCTAGTTGATTGTTTGGAAAAATAATTTGTGATTTTCTAGCAGTGTTTAAGATGTCGTATCTTGGTGTCGTTCCGTCTAATAAACTTAGTGCAACTGTTTGAGTTCCTTTGACTATATTTATTGCCTCAACACTAACAATCGGTATTTTTTGAGTAAAAATAACTAAGTTGCCATCACTATCTACCCTTCCTTCTTGCTTTTCTAAGGTTATTGTTTCTAGAGGCAAAGTATAGTTTAGATAATTATCAATCCAAGTTGAAGCACGGGTTATTAACCCGCTTAAAGTTGTTGTTGTGTATAAGCTAGTATCCAAGTTTGGGTTATAACTAGCTATTTCAGTTACATCAATATAGTTTGCCATAATCTTTGAAGCCTCGCCACACTGGGGTAGCTTCGACGAGGATTACTACCCCAGCGACTCAAGGATTATCAGTACTAACTCTTAGAGAGCTCCAGTACCTACCGTTATTTCACATTGGAACGGTTCACCAATAACTTTTAGAACAGTAGCCTCAAGAATGAAGCTAATGTAACTAAAGTTAGAGCTTGGAACATCTACTCTAGACATTGGAATTAAGTCTTCCATTTCGATCCAGTTTTCGCCTGCTGGCGATTTTTCGGTCAAAAGGAATGCATTGTTTCCAACATATCTTGAAGCAGCAACGTCAATTAGAGTTCCGTCAATTGCATTAACAATTTTAGAAACTCTGGTCCCTGCTGTCATTGATCCTTCTGCTGCACCGTTAACAGTTACAATTCTTTGAATTGATCCTGTTGCTTCGAGTGAGTCTGTTAGGGCTTGCAATTGCCTTCCGGTAGCTACCAATAAAGTTGGAGAAGCACTAAGAGGCCAGATTTTACTCTGGATCAAGTTGTTAATACCCGAAACGGTCAGGAAAGACATCGTACCTGAGTTGGTAGTAATCTGTTTCCCAAGACCGTCAAACTGGGTAGAAACTACCCCAGAGTCTCCAGAGATAATTGACTCTTCCTCACCTAACATCACCTCTAACATTTTCACTCTTTCACGTTCAGCTTGCATGTCAGGCTGCCCATCCCGACCACGAGAAGCGGCCAGAGCCAACCCACCAACCTCAAGTTTCTTACCATACAGTTTGTAAGCTGCGGTAACTACTTGGTAGGTTTGTGCTGACTCAGTAGGAGCACCAGCGTCTGCGAATGAGACTTCGGTATTTGTACCTCCGCCTGCTGCGTTAGAGTGAAGTTTAGAGACCATCTTTTTCCAAGCTGTAGCTTGCCCAAAACCTTTAGCACGAGGTAAGCGGTTTCTTAAGGGTGTCTCCGTAGGCACTAGAAACTTAATTTTCTCGTCTAAGTTTTCGGGAGAAAAGACAGAACGGGCTGCTGGCGAAAATGTATTCGTAGATACAGTTTCCGCCGCCTTCATAATTTCGTCTTTTACTGCTAGCAAAGCTTCGTCAATGTGATTGTTTTGCATCTAAATTCACCACCTTTCGATTATTTCAATTTATTAACCTTCAAGAATTGCTTTCTCATCAAGAAGTTTAATAGCTTCTCGGCTATAACCTCCTGTCTGGTATTTCTCCAGATTTTCAATTCTCATTTTTTCCAACTCTGCAAGTCGTTTGTTAATCTCATCTAACCGACTTGTATTAGTTGGTTCTGTGCCAAAACTTTTTTCTACAGCTACAGCGGGACTTTTAATCTTGCTTGCAGCGGGTAGGTCTTCAAGGGCTTTAACTCGCTTTTCTAGAGCTGTTAGTGCTTCTAATTTAGCGAACTCTACCTTTTCAACCTTTTCGACTTCAGTTTTGGCAGTTGTCATCTTAGCTATCTCTTCAGCAACTGCTTCCTTGACAGCTTTGATGAGGTCTTCGGTTTTAGCCGAAGCTTCTACTGTCTCAGCTTCTGCTCCTTCTTGAGTCTCACCACCTTCCTCTGTTTGAGTTTCAGTGGCTTCAGCGTTCTCTTCTTCATTGGTAGCTTCTTCGGAGACTACAGGAGTCTCGGCTGAAACTTCAGTAGTTTCTGAAACTACTTCGTCTTCTTTTTTAAGTTTGTCTGCCATTTTTTTAATCACCTCCTTTACAAGCATTATGGTCTGTTCTTTTGTAAGCGATGCTAATATAGCTTTACCAGAATTCTCTTCACCAATACCAGCCTCACGAGCAGCTGCTCTAAGTTTTGGCATTGCTTTATCACCAAAAGGAGACTGTGGGGCTCTGGCTAAAGCATTTCTAAGATGAGGCAAGTCAATATTCCCCTCAGCGTCCTTATAAGGAAAATGTCTTAAACTGCGTGGTACAGTTTTACCTGACTCGTCTTTCTTACCACCCGGTTCAATATAAGCAAATGAAGAGTCTGGTAAATCATTGATATAAGCAGTACTCCATTCTGCTTTCCAAAGTTCAATAGCTGCTTTTTTATTAGCGGGTGAATCAACTAAAGATATTTCTACTAACTCTAGTGCTTTAATTATGTTTCCAACCTTTGAAACAATTGATCCACCAATAGAGAAACCTCTAAGGACTCCTTCTTTAACTTTTTTCCAAGCATTGTCATCAACTACTTTAGCCGCAATGTAAAGACCTTTTTTATCATCAACTACTGTTTCTTTAGTAACTCCAACTGCATTAGGTTGGTGCATTTCTCTAATTGTTGGATATTTTAGATATTCTGGTAAGGCTTTTTTAATAGCCTCAACTGAGACAATTTCACCTTGACTGTCAAGGTCTGGCGTTGAAGCGAAACCATAGACCATTCTTTTTTCGTCATCTACTTTGTTTATTGGTACAAATTTTGAAAAATTATTCATTTTCTCCTCCATAATAGACTTATGACAAATTGCTATTGCAGAACTTTTATCTTTTCCTTGTGCCATTAGCCTTGTAACACACCTATCCATTTTTGGAATTAGGCTATCTGGAATTCCTGAATACGGCATAATGACTCCTTTTTCTTACAAAAAGAACCACGACAACCCAAAGGTTAGCGTGGTCTTAGACTCACAATAACAATATTTAATTACTTATGATTATAGCATACTCGTCATTGATACTGCAATTTACTATATTCTCATATAAATATTGTTACTTAATTTAATAGCTATATCTGTGTTAAAAATTAATAACTTACCAGAGACAATGCCAACCTTACTATCAGTCATCGTTACTACATTCCCCTTTTTATAACCGATACTACCATCTAAATATATGTAATTTACTAATCCTGTAATCCTTGCAACCCCAGTAATAGTCCTAGTTGTTACACCGCTTGCAATTATACTTGCAACACCTAATAATACCTTCGAGTTAGAAATAGTGATACGTGCAAGCCCCTGTACTGTCCGTTGAATGCTTTTTTCTAGTCTAGCTAGTCCCAATATCGTCTTATTAGTCAAGGCTGTGATCCTACTTAGACCCAAAATAGTTCTGGTTACACTCACAGTAATTCTTGATAAACCATTTATTGTCTGAATTACTATTGTTTGTATTCTGGATTTACCGAATAATGTCTGTGCCGAACTAATTGTTATCCTAGAAATACCTAATATGGTTTGGGCTGTGGTTACTGTAACTCTAGCCAAACCAAGTATTGTTTGAAGTGTAGTTGTAGTTACTCTAGAGACACCTAAGATAATATTTGTGGTAGTAACAGTAATCCTTGCACGTCCTAGAATAGCTTGAGAAGACGTTATTTGTAGTCTAGCCTTACCTAGAATAGTTTGCGTAGTAGTAACGGTTAGACGAGCAATTCCTAGTATAGTTCTATCTACAGTAGCGGTTATTCTAGAAAGACCTTGAAAGGTTTGATTTACTATAGCGGTTATTCTAGCCTTGCCTAAGATAGTTTTAGCTACAACAGCGGTTATTCTAGAAAGACCTTGAATGGTTTGAGAAGTGATAACCTCACCTGAAGTTGGGTCAATCATCACCAGCTTCATAGAAGGCCAGATTTCTAGGGTAACTCTTTTAGTGTCGTCATTAACTAAGACGATCTTTATTCGTGGGTGATAAGTAGGCTTAATTGAAGAGGCCATTAGACAACACTCAACTCCTTACCTGATATATGATAAGTAACTTGGTTTGCCGCAGAAGCCAAACCTTGAATAGTACCTGATGTTTCTAAATAAAGTTCGGAAAATTCAAGTACTAAAGGACTGCCATCAGTCGGCACAGAGATATTTTTACAAAGTATGTTGGTATCGTCTGCCGTACCGCCATTAGGTACTAAATAAATAGTTGCAGTTACCGAAGTTGTAGTATCATTTACTAAAACTATACTTGTTATCTGAAATTTAGTGCCTGTTACAGTATAAAGAGTAGATGCGGTAGTTCCTAATTGTGCCCCATCTGTATTAACTAAAGAATTTACTGATACAGTTGCCAATTATTTACCCTCCTTTCCCTCAAATAACTTACTTAATTCTTCTACACTTTCTGCCTCAACTATTGTCCAATTATCCTTATTTTCGTCAAAGAGTTCTTTTAATAGAATAGTCTCATCAAGAGTAAGTTCTACCTCTCCGTCTGAATACTCAATCCTATTATCTTTAATAGCAGTCCCTTCGTTAAGTTTCTTAGCGGCACTAGAGGCTGTCATTAACTTATCAAAAGGAAACTGTTTAGGTTGATAGATAGGGTTACCGTCAACTATCTGCTCTGTCTTTATGTAAAAGAGTGAGTTTAAGATTGCTTTATGTTGTGCTTTAAAAATTTTCATTTTATACCTCCTTTCATTATACTAAAACGCACACCAGATCATTTGCTCCTAAAGTATTCCCTGCTTTAGTCCGCAACTGACGCAAAGTCGGTGTTGCTCCTTCTGAAATATAGACAGGAGTTTGGTTGGCGGCGGCGGTAAAATTGCCTCTTACCCTAAAATAAGGTGTTGTTGGACCAACTTCCAATAGATAGATATTCGTACCTCTTGTCATATTTTCAATCCTAATACCATACATATTGGTTGTAGTTATGTTCGTTGAGGTTTGCGAAACGATATGCAGTCCGTAGAAGTTCGTGTAGGTTACAGGAGCTAATTCACTAGCCGCATCTATCCTAATCCCTGCGGCGTCTGTAACTGTTATTGAACCAGTCGAAATTCGCTGGGAAGCAACTTGAATATAAATCCCAATTACATTCGTAGCATTCAATACTCCTGTTGCACCTACAACGGTAGTTTTTGCGGTAACACTAATTCCATAAATAATGTTAAACGTTGCAGTAGCACCACTAGCTGTCTGACCAATCCCCGCAAACTGCAACCCATATAGACTCAACCCTGTCGTTCCTGACGCTCCTGTACCAACCGCTTGTCCTAAAACGCCAACTACTATCGTATTACTGGCATTTAGGCTTACGCTAGGGTTCACTTGGATACCCACCTGTTGACCAGACGATATAGTCATCGTGGGGGAGATGTTGATCCCCAACCAAGACCCTGAAACCGTACCAGTTGTGGTTATATTCAATGCTGTTCCCGCTGTTGAGTCGGGAGTGTTAATCTGCGTAAATCCAGAAAAAGTTAAATGAGGACTGGCGGTTGCAAGAGTTATTCTGATAGTACCGTTTGTATCTTTAATGAAAGGTGTTATTAAATTTGTTACTTTTACGTCGCTTAAATATTTAGCCATTTTATCTCTTACTTTAGATTATATCTTAAACTGCTACTTAATGGATAGTTTTAAAAACCACTCTCCCAAGGAAAAATAGTCCAAACCCCGATTGTCTGTTTGCTTTGTATCCTTGCTACGCCAGTTAACTGTAAGTTAGTAACTTTTTCTATACGAGACTTACCAAAAATAGTCTTGTTATTTAGAGAAGACGCAAGAATTGAGGCTTTACCTAAAATATTTATTATTTGATTAATAGTAACTCTAGATAGACCAGTAATTAATTTAGTAGTTAAAGCTGTTATTCTAGATCTGCCAAGTAAGGTTTGTGTTATTACTACAGTTATCCTAGAGAGACCTTGGATAACTCTAGGCGTAATCGCTGTTATGCGACTGACTCCTAGTATTGTTTGACTAACTATCTTAGTTATTCTAGAAAGCCCAAGGGCTACTTGGCTTGTTATGTTTAAGATAGTAGCTTTACCTAGAATTGTCTTATTTTCAATTAAATTTAAAGTTATCCTAGAGAGACCTTGTATAGTTTGATTAACAGTAGCAGTTAATCGTGCTGTTCCAGTTATAGTTTTAGTTGTATTTGCTGTAACTCTAGAAACTCCTTGAATTGTCCTCAAAATAACTACTGTAATACGTGATCTACCTAGTAAAGTCTGTAAGACATTAATAGTAAGACGGGATTTACCTAGAATGGTCTGAGTAGCCTTGGCAGTAATTCTTGCTAAACCTTG